ACTCACGATTCGCCGCCGGCGTTATGTCTCCTTCAACCGATCAAGAGGGAACTTCCGGCGGGCAGCACTTAGTACTCGATCTGGCCGTCTTCGACGGCGCGGCCGAGCACCTGGGCAACGTGCGAGGCGTGATTCTGGCGCTCCGCCTCCGCGGAGGCGGAGCGGGACTTGGAGAGCGTTTCGGCGAGTCTTGCCTGGGCCCGCTCGCCATGCTCGCGCATCTGAGCGACGCGCGAGGCGTGAGCCCGGCGGTCCGTCGCCTCCTGGCGCTCCCGATCGGTCGATGGCATTAGCTCCGGCCCTCCTTCAGCGCGTTCTCGACCTCGTCGATGCTAAGTCCGTACCCGGTGTTCGGGTCGCCGACTTCGAGAGAGTTGGTCCAGGCGTCGACGAGACCATACGTGCCGTAGTCGAGCGCGCGCTCGTCGCGGCGGCGGGACTTCGTAAGCCGCAGCCCCTGGCGCTCTGCCATACGGCGCAGGCGGGTTTCGCGGGTCTTCTCGGCGGTAGTCATTGGCTCGGCGGTGTTGGCGGTGATCATCATCGGCCATCCCTCTGTGTCGCTGGACGTGTCGCTGGACGTGTCGCCCGGAGTGTAGCGGGAACCGTCGCTATCGCGGTTCGCGGTTGTCCGTGTGGACGTCGCGCAGCAGCATCGACGTGGCGAGCAAGGCGATCACGTCGCCCGTGACGGTCTCATCTGGCAGGTCGAACATGGTCACCGCGGTGCCGATGAGTTCCCATGCGATCCGGTTGTAGTAAGCGACCCGTTCGCGGATGCCGGTCGCGGCCTCTTCCCGCTCGGCGTCGGTCATCTCCAGCCATTCGGCGTGCGCGGCGTGCATGCCGCCCTCGGGGCCCTCAGCGAACACGGCTTCGCCTGCCGCAGGGTTGTCAGCGGAGATTCGTTGCAGCAGCCGCACACGCACCTGCATCTCGGTGAGGCGTAGCGTGACGACGCTCTTGTGGGCTTCGGCGAGCAAGTCGGGATCTAGGGTCATGCGGGGCTCCTGTCTGGTTGGGTGGTTGTGCAAGCCGCGAGCCACTCGTCGAGCTCGGTCTCGCGGTAGCGGATGGCGCCGCCGGGCAGCCGCAGCGCCGGCAGGTCGCCGCGGCGTGTCCAGCGCAGCACGGTCTCGGTGCTGACGCCGAGCAACTCGGCGACGTCACGGGCGGTCAACAGCGGGCCGGTCATGCCGCACCGTCCGGGGCGCTGCACCGTCCGCAGCCACCGCAGCGCAGCCGGCCGGCCGGGTCGGTCCACGCGCTGCCGGGCGGGTCGCAGCCGCAGGTGCCGGTCGGCAGCGCGTCTGCGGGGTCGATCCCGAGCGGGTCATCGAGTATCCGGCGAAGGTGGCAAGTGGCATCGGCCCTAAGGGGTTTGCCACCTGCCACCTTCCACAGCGGTCGTGCTTCGGTGCCCGTCCGCTCGGCTTGTCCCTCGTCGGCGAGGTCCCCTAAGACCCTCCCGACGCTGCGATCCTTCGGATCGCGTCCGACTGCTCGCGCGATGTCGGCACGGGCCCGAGGCTCGCCGGTCAGCACCTCGAGCACCTCGGGCTTGAGGGAGCTTGTGACCGGCGCGCGCGTCACGGGCTCCTGCTCGGGTGCTTCGGCCGCGTCAATGAGGACCATCCCTCGATCGACACTGAGGCGAAGCCACGTCCGCGCCGGCTTCGGTGCCGGCCGACACTTCCAGCAGGTCAGCGAGCGGCGGTCGCGATCATCGTCGCCTTCGTCACGCGCGAGCGTGAAGCCGAGCTCCGCGCTCGCACCGATCGCCGATGAGCCTCGGTAGCTGCCGGTTCCCTTCCCGGAGTGGTGCAACAGGATCGTGCCGGCCTTGTGCTTGCGCACGAGGTTGCGTAGCGGGTCGAGCACCTTCGCGACCTCGCCCGAGTCGTTCTCCTCGCCGCCCCATAGCGACCGGAGGCTGTCGAGGATGAGTAGGTCGGGCTTGTGCTCGGCGAGCAGGCGGTCGAGGTCGCCGAGGTCGGTCCGTAGGTCGAAGCGCCGGCCGTCCGCCGGTTCGTACATCTCGACGCTGCCGGGCAGCCCGAGCGCGTGGACGCGACGGTGTGTTTCATGCTCGCCATTCTCCGTGTCGACGATCAACACGCGGCCGGTGTTGCACGCGAGGCCGGCCTGGTTCTCGCCGAGCGCGACTCCCGCCGCGAGCGCCATCGCGAGCAGGCTCTTACCCTCGCCCTCGCGGCCGTTGAGGATCGTCAGCGAGCCGCGGACGACGAGGCCTTCTATCACCCATGGGACGGCCGGCGGGCTCTCGTTGACCATCCGCGCGACGTCGAGGCGACGCAGCTTCGACATCGCGCGCTTGCCGTTTGTCGGCGGCGCGTCGGCCGCGTAGACGTTCCCGTTGATGTCCTCGTAGAAGCCGTCGCCCGCGGACTTGAGGTCCGGCCGCGGCTGGCCGGCGAACGTCGGGGGCGCGCTCATGCGGTCCCCGCTTCGCGCAGTTCGACGAGCGCGAGCGGCTCGTAGCGCTCGGTCCATGCCTGGCGGTGCGCGGGGCAGCGGGGCGTGGGGTCTGTCGGCCGCGTCCAGCAGGGCCGCAGGCAGATCTCGCAGCGGGACAACGGCGCGAGCGCGCTCATCGGGACCCCTCGGGCGCGAAGCCGTAGCTATAGATCGCTCTCGGCGGGGGTGCCAGCGTCGGGACTACCGGCGCTGGCGGGGGTGGGTCGCTTGAGTCGCCAGGGTCCTGCGAGCTCGACGAGCTGGACGCGGCGGCGCGACGCTCGCGCGGGCGAGCAACACGCGCACGGCGAGCGACGCGCGGCGGTGCAGCGGTCTTCGGTGACCGCAGCCGACGGGCGTACTCCCGAAAGATCGGATCTCGGCGAGCATCCCTGGCCGTGCGATTGTCAAAGGTGGCGCTCAGCTTCGGCTTCATCGAGTCCAGCACCTGCTGGTCTTCGTCCCACTCGCGCAGCATCGCCCCCATTGGCGAGGAGGGATCAGGGCACAGAGACGCCTTGAGGCGAGCGCCGGCTGCGGTCGCGTTCTTCCGCCGGTTCGCATACGCGGCGCGTTCCTGCTCGGACACTTCGGCGCCCGAACGGAGGCGGCGCCGGATATCAAGGTTTTCACCGAACGAAAGTTCGGGGAGGTCCCGGGCGTCGGCCACGGGCTCAGCTTCGTCTTGCATGTCGTCGCATCCTTCTGGTCGGTCCCTCGACCCATCGTCAAGGGCTCTGCGCAGTGTAAGTGGTCGCGCGGCGTGGAAACTGGTCGCGCGGCGTGAAACTGAAACAGCCGCCCCCCGAGTGGGGAGCGGCTGTGACCAGATCATCGCGGATGCGAGCGATGGCTACTTGCCGGGTGACGAATCCGACTAGGCGAGTCTATCTGCTGGCGGTGACGGTACGACGACCCCCCGGCGGACCTTGCGATGCCCGGCGCGCCATCCCTTGAGCGCCCCGGGCCGAGGCCCACCACAACCGCCGAAAGAGTCCTGGAGCGGCTGGGGGGAAGGTGGGTTAGCGGCCGCGGGGCGCACGCGCGCGAGCGCGGTGAACGAGCGCGAGCGCGGCACCGGGGTTCTCACCGATCGGACGTGGCTTCTTCGACTTCGGCTCACCACGACGGCGCGCGCCGTCGTGGGCCTCAGCCAAGTCGGGAAGGGGCTGGACGCGGTTCGCCTTCTTCTTCGCGACCATCACGCGGCGGCGATGCGGATGGCGGCGGCCTGGCGCTCTGTGCCGAACGCGGCGTGCCCTTCGAGACGGACGTTCGAGCGGTTCGTCGCGCCGGCGTCAACCTCGAAACGGGCGAGGCTGATCGGTGACACGTACAGCTTGCCCAGCGCGCGCGAGTCGGCGACGAACGGTGCCGCGGCCGTCTTCGAGATGCGGACGTTCAGACCGAAGATGTTGCGTGGCGCCAGCTGCGCCGGCGCGAAGACGAAATATTGCTCGGACGCCGTAGCGGTCGCGCGCAACGTGTCGAGTGCCTCCATGTCAGCGGGCCGCAGCACGAGCACGTCCGGGTTGTAACCCGAAGCCTGGATAACGGTGATCGCCTTGCGAATCGAGATCAACAGCGGATCGGTGGCCGGCGTCTGAAACCCGCTCGCGGCGACAGCGTCGAGCACGAGCTTGTCCAATCCCTCGTTCAAGGTGAGGCGAAGGTCACCCTCGATCGTGCTGTTGAACGCCGGCTGCTCGAGGTACACGTTCGGGACGTTGCTCTGAATCGCGGCGACCTGCTTCAGCGGCACGGTGATGACCTCGAGCGTCGATGCGACCTCGGGCTTCGTTGTCACGGCATCGATCGATCTGATGACGGTCGAGGTCGCGGGCAAGGTGCGCGCTGACTGGCGCAGAACCTGCACGGCCGTGTCGCCGGTGGACACGCTGGTCTGCGGGAACGCCGGGTAGGCGTAGCGAATGTCCATGCCGAGCGCGACAGGGGTGCTTGTGGTCGGCGCGAGGGTGTCGATGGAGCCGGTGAACGTCGCGGCGCGAAACTCGCCCCAGTCAACGGTCGCGGTCTGGCCAGGGAAGCCGTCGGCGCGGAACGCCTGCGCGAGCGAGCGGGTTTCGCCGATGGTGACGCGATCGGCGACCTGCAGGCCGCCCGTTACGGGCGCGGCGCGATCCTCGGTGATCTGCGGTGTGTTCTCGGTCTGCGGGGCGGCAGTGCCGCCGGCGATCTCGGGCGGCATGGTTGCCTCCTGTCGGACGGGTTCACCCGTAGCCGGCGGCTCCGGGGTGCTGCGGTACTCGGCCGCTGCGGCGGCGTAGGCGGGGCTGGCGGTGACGGACACGTCGCGTAGCTGGGAGATCTGCTCGACGTGGCGCACGTTGCCTTCCCAGCGGTCACGGCCGACGACCATGCGCCAGCTCGTGGCGCGCAGGTCGCCGCGTTCGATCGCGACGCGCACGTCCTCTCCGACGGGCGACTGCGGCAACTCGACCGACCATGCGAAGCCGTCGGCGCGGTCCTCCGTCGTCAGCGTTGTCGGGTGACGGCCGAGCAGGTGCGAGCGGTCGTGCTCACGGGTGGCGATCAGGTCGGAGAGGTCGGCGCCGGCGAGCGCGCCGCGCTCGATGCGCTCGGTGAAGCCGCCGAGGTCGCGCGACTCGACGCCGTAGGGGATCAGGCCGTGCAGCCGGCGCCCGTCAACGGCGGGCGCGGGCGCGTCGGGAGCGGTGCGCTGCTCGACGCTGCCGGGGGTCGGGCGGGCGATGGTGCTCATGCGATCAGCTCCGAGGGTGCGGGAACCGTCGGCGACGGTTCGGGGTCGAGGTTCTCCAGCCGGCGTACTTCGTCGCGGTTCATCCAGCCGGTGACCGGGTCCAGCGCGAGCGAGTACACGTCCGCGCGCGTCTTCGACTCGCCGCGTAGAAGGGCATCGAGCAGAAACTCGACGTAGAGCGCGCCGGGGCAGAGGTCGGCGTCCTCGGAGATGGCCTGCTCGAGGAGCACGAGCCACGGCCGCAACCCCCAGGTGACGAACGCGAGCGCCTGCGACTCCACGTTGGAGTAAGTCATCGAGTCGGGGGATGCCGCGCCCAGCATCCAGCTCGGGATGCGGAAGATGCGACAGACCTCCGCGGTGGAGAGATTTCGCTGAGCGACGAACTCCGCGTCCTGCAGGCTTAGCGCGAGGGGTGTGAACTGCACGCCGTCACCGGACAGGATCGCGATGCTGCCGGCCTTCTGGGCACCCATGTGCGACGCCTGCCACGACTGGCTGACGCGCTCGAGCGCCTCTTGGTTTGCGCCGCCCGGCACGTTGATGATCCCCGACGGTCGGCCCGCGTTACGGACGAACGTGTCGGCGTGCGCAGCGAGGTTCTGCGCGAGCCCGAGCGCCTGGCGGGCCTGGCGGATCGGTGAGAGTCCCAGCAGGCCGTCGGTGGACAGCGCGCGGACGTGAACGATGTCGCTGGTGGTGTGCTCGGTCTGCCGGCCGCGGCCGTCGTTCACCGTGTAGATGGGCTCACCGGCGCGCAGTTCGACGCTCACGCGATCGGGATGCAGCATGCCGAGCTGCGCGACGCGACCATCGGCGTCTCGGAACTTGCCCAGATATGCGTTCCCGTAGAGCTGCAGGTGCGCCATCGCGGTCCCGATCAGGTTCGCCTGCGTTGCGCCGGGTGCAGGACGGCGCAGGAGGTCGGCAAGGCGCCCATCAGCGCGCGTGCGGCCATCCGCGGTTCTGCGGTACGGAATGAGCGGCACGCTCGCTGCGGCGTCTGAGAGGCAGCGCACCGCTGCGTAGACGTCTGCGATCGCGAGCGCGTTGGCGGGCGTCACGGTCCCGGGTGCCGCGAGGTCGAGCATCACGTTCGGCGAGCTCGTCGTCTGCGCGGCGGCGCTGAGCGCGCGATCCTCGACGCGGCGCCTACCGCCCCACCACGTCCGCCGCTCAACACTCACGCTCATGTTGAGGGTTATAGTACTGGTTGTGCAGGCAACCACCAGCATGCGGCCCGGCCTGGCTGGTCTCATCGAGTTCTGCGACCTCATCGACGAGCCGCTGGCGGCGCACGAGAAGCGCATCGCCCGCGCGTACTTCGGCCCGGCCCGCGAGGTCGCGGCGATCCTGCCGCGCGGCAACGCGAAGACGACGCTCGCCGCGAAGATCGGCGTTCACCACCTGCGCTCGACGCCTGGCGCGGCGGTCACGATCGGCGCCGCGAGCCGCGACCAGGCGCGCATCTGCTTTGAGCGCATGCGCGGCTTCGCGCAGCATCCCGCCGTCGAGGATCACCTCGTCGTCCGTCACCTGGAGCTGCGCCACCCCGACGGCGACGGCCTCCTGCGGGTCGTCCCATCCGACGGCCCTCGCGTCCACGGGCTCAGCTCGACGCTGTACATCGGCGACGAGGTCTGGAGCTGGCCGGACACGGGCCTCCTCGAAGCGATGACGACGGGCCTGGTCAAGCGGCCCGACAGCAAGTTGCTGATCATCAGCACGAGCGCCGCGCAGCTCGACAGCCCTCTCGGCAGGATGCGCGCCCGCGCGCTCGCGCAGGCCACGACGACGCGCAAGGGCGCCGTCATCGAGGCAGCCGGCGACCCGCACTGGCTCGAATGGTCGCTGCCCGACGAGGCCGACCTCGACGACATGCGCGCCGTCAAGGCGGCGAACCCTGCGCCGTGGATCACGATCGCCGACCTGAAGCGCCAGCGCGCCGCGGTGCCCGAGCTGGCCTTCGCCCAGTTCCACGCGTGCAGGTGGGGCATCGGCGAAGGCTCGTGGCTGCCCGCCGGCGCGTGGCAGGCATGCGTCGGCGCCCCGGTCTTCGAGGACGGCGAGGACGTCTGGATCGGCGTCGACGTCGGCGGCGAGCGCAGCGCGAGCGCCGTCGTCTACGTGAACGCCGGCCTGCACGTGGGCGTCGGCATCTACCACGGCGACGCCGGCGTCCTGGACTGCGTCGCGCACGTCCGCGACCTCGCCGCCCGCTACAGCGTGCGCGAAGTGATCTATGACCCGTGGCGCTTCGGGCAAGCCGCCCAAGAACTCGAACGCGAGCGCGTGCCGGTGATCGCCTTCCCGCAGACCGACGTCCGGATGATCCCCGCGAGCTCGCGGCTGCACGCGGCGATCGTCGAGCAACGCCTCACGCTCCCCGACGATCCCCAGTTAGCCCGCCATGCCACCAACACGATCGCCCGCCACAGCCGCCGCGGATGGCGCATCGACAAGCC